GATTGTCTTTTTTGCTCACATCTATAATTTCAATATATCGCTTATCGATTGAAACGCCTGCGCATCGCTCGCATATTGCTTTAAGCAGGTCAGCAGAATAAATTCGATATGCTTTTTCTTCTGCATCCTGCTTGTACCGCGCTACACAGTATGCCAGAAATGGCTTTACTCTTTGGCTTCCCCGATATTCTCCTGCACAGAGCCGGACGGCGTTTCTGCCGTCTCGGTCTGCGCAGATGTAAAAAGGTCCGTAAAGGCCTCGTCCGTCATAAGCTCAGTAACATCAACCAGCAACTTGGCAAGCGTCAGCCCAGCGGCATATTTTTTTGCAGTCACGCCTTCCACAGCCGCCAAAATTGCAATCAGATCTTTCTTGTGTCCACGCAAAAGCAGCGGAGCAGATTTCTTAACCCTTGCCAACACAAAGTCCTTTGCATTTACGCCATCCGGGAGCTTCTGCCGCTGAAACAACGCTGCGGCTTCTTTGTCCTCGGCTATGTTGGCAATAGGATTGATAATGTCTGCGATAACATCAAACACTCGCTCCCCTTTAATTTTTGACAGTTTCATGGTGTTACGCCTCCGCCGTACCGGCCTTGATGTAGATTTCAAATGGCACAGTGTCCTGTGCGCTCATGGAGTAGTGAGCGGTGTACTCAAAAGCAAACTGTCCCTTCGCTTTGTCAGCTGTTTTCATTTGGAATCCACCCGTAGAAAGCGCATTCATCAGATGGATGGCAATAAAGCCTCCATTTGTTTCCCCGTTCATATCGGAGTAGTCACCCACAATCCAAATGTCATTAAAGTCGGAATCCTTGAGATAGTTTCTCGGTGTGATCTTGGTGGCATCTGCCGTATCGATATCCGCCGCCCCGCAGAGGCTCTTAGCAATTGCAGTATCTGCAATTGCAAATGTACCGCTGGCTTTTGCCTCCCAGCTGTCCACCTCTATCAGCTCCTTGGTATTCTTGGGGCAGTTGTCGATGTCCTCTCCATAGTCCTTATAAGTGGGCGTTGCGCTATAGCTAATGCCGCCGGTCGTTGCGCCGATCTGCCCCGCCTCGCCGATGGTGCCGGTAGCCGGTGTGAAGTCGGTCGTAAGAATACCGGCGTTAATCTGAAGCTTCTGAAAAGTATCAGCAGGAATCTTGGTAAATTTCATGTCGTTGTCCTTTCATCAGTTCTGCGACAGATATTCAACCGTGACGTTGAGGTACCGCCGCTTGATGTTTTTGTTGCTCTCGTCCGCAATGTTCTGGCACCACGGAGACCCACGCTTGATCCACATATCCCCGCCGTCATAGGGCACCATACAGCCGCCCATACCGATGGCGTCGGAGATCTCCTGTGCCTTTGCATTGGGCACCGCCTCGCCTTCCGTGTAGTACCAGAGGTTTACCGTCAGGCCGATTTCCCCGCTCTCCCACGAGCCTGTAATAAGTTCATAGGTCAGCCAAGGGAAGGTCGCGTCTTCCGGCACATTAGAGGTTGGATACGCCGGGAGAAATTGAGAAAACCATGCGTGGAGCGCCTTATCCTTTGTCATTTCGGCAACTCCCTTCGTTCCGCTGTGAAGAATTTCAGCGCCTTAATGGTCGCTCCCGCAGACCTCGGCGCGGCCTTTTCCTCGGGGTTAGAGGTCACGCGGTAAGTCAGCCCTGTTTCCGCGTCACGGAAATAATCGTTGTACTCGATGGGAACGCGCTGATTGACCAGTGCGGAATATACCGAGGTAACACCGTCCTTTTCCGCTTTTCGCGCCTCCATCGATGTGTCAAGAGACTGGTAATTGAGGAACTCCGCTCCCTCTTCCCACGCGGTGATGTAGCCGCCCGCTCCGTCAGGCGTGCGCTTTTTCTCCATCAAAACGCACTTGTGGGCAAAATCGTCCAGTAAACTCACGGTTCCACCCCCTTGAGCTTGCGCCAGTCATTTAACCGGCCTTTAAAAGCGCCCTGCCAGCCCGTCCCGGCGCTCGTGTCGGCATTTCCGCCGCTTGCCTTTGTGTAACTGTACCCGCCGAAGCTTTCGCTCGTGTACGGGCTTAAAACGGCTTCACCGTTCTTTTCTTCCCACGCGGCGACATCTTCGGCAAGCACAACCACAGCCTTCGGAACAGCCAACACCCACACCGTTCCGGTAAAGGTTTCATCCGTAAGGTCAGCCGCCGGATATTGATGCAGACCGTCATTAAACACAGAGCCGCAGATGCGGAAATATTGATTGGGATGGAGAAAGGGCAGCGCAATGCTGCCGTTCTCCACGGCGAACGTGCCCTCGTGAATCTCCACAAGGAACCAGTTGTTCAAGTGCCGTAAGACTTGTTCAAGCATTACGCTGCCCTCCTATTTAGCCCGCGCCGGCCACAGAAACGGTAGCCACGGCAATGCCGTCCAGATACTCAGCCCACAGCTTCATGCCCATGATGGCGTACATATCGCCCGTGGCGCGACTGTAATCGCCGTCAACATGGACGCCGATCAGGTTGGTCTCGCCCTTCACGGTGTAATTCAGCCCCAGCTTGGCAAAGTCGCTGTCGCTCGGGTCTACATAGTACAGGTCGATGTTCTCCACGGGCAGAGCGATCACCTTCTTGGAGGCGATGTACTTCTCGGGCAGCAGGAACAGGGTGCGGTAGCCCATGAAGTTCTCCACGTAGTTGATGCCGAACATCGTCTGCACGGTGATCTCCTTGTCGCCCAGGTAATCGTAAGCGTCGATGATGTTGGCAAAGCCCACCACCTCGGTCACGTCCTTATCCAGACCGGCAAACTTGTCCAGCACCTTGCCCTTAGCCATAGCCAGAGCACGCTGCCACGTTTTCTCGGTCACCTTCAAAGTGCCGGTACCGAGGAAGGTGTAGAAGTCGGTCAGGACCTTGTTCTGCAGGGCCACGAGGAAAGCCTCGTCGGTCTTCTCCACGGCAACGTCAGCACCGTACTTTGCGACACTCTCGATGGTCACGCTCTTGGCGTACTTGTTAATGTCGATATCGCCATAGGCAACAGGCGCCACCTTCATCTTGGTAAAGGGGATCTCGTCACCCTCTGCCACGGTGCCGCCCTTGAGACCGCCGTCCACGCTGGCCTTGTAGGAAACCAGCTTCGTGCCGGGGGCCTTGCGAATGGGACGCATGATGCCCATGATGTTGCGCAGCGCGTCCCAGTTGTCAGCAAAGCGGGACACAAAATCCACCTCGCGTGCGGAAGTAGTAAACTGCGCGGAAGTTGTTACATTAGTTTTCGCAGCCATAAATAGCTCCTTTCAAAAAATCAGTTATTTTCGCTTGCCATCAGATCGGCAAGCGCTTTCTGGCGCTCCGCCGTAGACATCACATAGCGGCCTTTATCGTCCTTCTTGTAGATGTCCTCTCGGGATTTTGCGCCGCCGGTGTTTGCCGGGGGGTTGGCGGGATTCGCCCCGTGCGTCTGCGTGGTGGAGACAAGCCCCTTGTAGGTGCCGTCTACGAGCGCATCAAGGCTCTTGGTGTCCTTGATCTTGTCGCCGTCCATCTCCAATGCGGCCATTTCCTCGCCGCAGCCACGCATGGCAAGGTCCAAATTCGCGCCGGTAATGTTTTTGCTCTCAAAGTAAGCCCGGACAGCCTTTTCCTTCGCCGCCTTGCTTTCCTTTGCGGTCACGGTTGCCTTGAAGTCCTCAAAAGCCTTGTGTTCCTTCTCGTACTTCTCCTGATAGCCACCGTCACCTGCCGCCTTGAGATCGTCCAACTGCTTCTGGACGCCGGGCAGCTTCTCCGCATCGGCCTTGTAGCGGGTCACATCCGCCTTTAGGCCGTCCACGGTGTCGGTATGCGCCTCGATGATGGTATCAACCTGCTCATCGGTAAGCCCCATACCCTTCAAAAGTTTTCGTGTAAGTGCCATGACACTATCTCCTTTTCTTCGGTTCCGTTCCTTCGGAAACGATAGTTTTATAAAAACCGCTGTCCTTTGCGGTAATTAACAAAAAGAGCCAACTGCATACAATTTGTAAGCAATTAGCTCCTATTTTAGTTCGTCCTCCAATATCTTCCGGTATTGGATGGCATGGTCGGCGGCAGCAGGTTTCAAAAACGGCTGTGCTTTGTTGCCACGCGTGTAATGCCAATTTCCCTTTGCGTCCTGATACACCCACGGTGTAGGCCGTCCGCCGCCGCCCTCGGCGTAAATGCCGGTGCCAAGCTCAACATAAGCGGCATACTCGTTGTCCGTTCCGATGATTGCCGCCGGTTCCTGCTCGTCTACCACATGGGTAATGCTGTTGCGCAGATTGCCGGTATCCACGGGGCACAGCTTTTTCGCATATCCCTCTGCCACCAGCCCGCATTTTTCAAGCCCGCGCAGCAGCGCCGCTTTGATGGCGGCAGAGACTTCTTTGCTGTTGTCGGTGATTTCAACGCTCATCACAAAATACCTCTTGACTTTTTTACGGGGATTGCATATACTGACAGTGAGGAAACTTATGTTTCCGTTTTTCGAGCCGAACCTCTGCCCATTGGCGGGGGGGCGGCTCATTTTTTGTATCTTCTCGCAAACAGCAATTCCCCCGAACCATTGATTGCAATTATGTCAAAGTCAAAATCTTGCTTTCTGCGTGCTCTCATGTCCACAGTTCTTTTCAATTCATTTTCGTCAATGCCATTGCCGCACTGCAATATAATTCCTCCGGGATTGCTTTTAATTTGTTTTATAGCACTTCGTACTGCGGAATCTGCGGCTTTTGCGGTTGATATGCTTTTAAGTTCCCATTGTTTTCCGCGCCACAGATAATCCGGTGTTTTTGCCCCCTGTGTATTTGCTTCTTTCAGCAGTACGATCTTCCCACCTAATTGCTCTCTGAGCTGGTCTGCAACCTCTATTTCTGTTTTGTGGTCTTTTATGCGATATCCGTTCTCATATCGCACTTTGCCCATGCGTGGCGTGGCATTTTCAATGTATTTTTTCGTTACGTCTTTGGCCGTGTTTTTATTCCCGTTATGGTACGCTGACAGTTGTTTCCCATCATATCCTCGCTTTGACGCTTCCCACTGCGCATATGTCATGTCAGATATAAGCCCGTCGCGTGTCCTACGCAGCCCGTCTGATGTATCTACACCATCCACGGCGGCAATCAGCGTACAGCGGCAGTTATATATCTCCCACGGTGGTCCTTGTGGGTCGCCGGGAAAACGACAACCGTTAGAAAACTTCTTTTCCTGCGCCACTTGTTCGCCGTCAAGCATGGCATGAGAGTGGCGTGTACGCGCGTCCAGCGTAGCCAACCATTCTTTTTTGAGCTTTATCCCCATCTTCTCCGCCGCTGCGTAGCTGTCCATGCGTCCGGCATTCTGTGCGCCGGTCACGGCTGTACGGGCGGTGCGGATGGCGGAATCGCGGCTCATGGTGGTAATGCGCTTTTGCAGATCATCCGCCATGTGCTTGATGCTCTTTCCCTGCAAGATGGAGCTGGTGACGCTTGCCGTGATTTGCTTCTTGCCATACGCGAGGTCGATACCGCGTTTCAGTGCTCTGTCCTTTGGGTAGTACGGCATTAAGTCCGGCTGCTCTACCATAAGCCGCTTTACCGTCTGCTCGTCCCACAGGTCAAAGCCGATATCCCCAGCGACCTGTTCAATGGTGTAAGCCGCATAATTGCGGTTCAGGCTGTAAATACCCGGCGTCGCATCGTTGGTATAGGAAACCGCCACAGCGTTTGCGTCGGTCGCCCTCTGCGCCACCTTATCGCGCATTGCCTGATAGCGTTTCCCGCGCCTGATCTGGTTGAGCCGCCATTGCTTATAGTCGGCCTCCGTCCATTCCTTGCCGTTTTGCACGGTGCCGATCATCGCCTTCATTTCCTCGTCGCGCTTTTTGAATTGCTCAAAATATGCGTCGATGGTAGCTTGCAGTTCTTCCCCCGCCTCGCGGTATAGTTTTGCAATACGCTGCTCCAGCTTTGCAAGCTCCTTGTCGGTCAGCTTGTGGCCGAGGTCACTGTTCGCCATCGCCGTTCACCTCCGGCGCATCCGGTTCCGCAAAGCTTCGGCCAATCTCTTCTGCAGCCTTCCGCTTTGCCATGTCCTCGTACTGGTCAATGTCACCGTTGATCGTCAGCAGCTTCTTTGTGATGTATTCGTCATCGTAATACGCCGCACCCAGAAGAATGTTCTGCGTTTCCTCGCTCTTGTTGATGATCTGATTGCGCGTGTAGCTCGGCTTGTCCTCAATGCCCGCCAGACGCAGGATTTCCACAATAAACCGCGTGACCTCGGATTCAAACTTGTCTGTTTTCAGATCCAGCGGCACATAGCTGGCCTTGATCGCGGTCGCCGTCTGGTTCCCAGCAGATACCGCCGCCGCGTCAAAGCACTGAAAATCCTCGTATAGCTTTTTCTTGAGCATATCAATGGTGCTGCTGGTGCCCTCATAGGGTGCCTCGATGGTTTTACTCTCCACCTTTGCGCCATCATCGCCGTTGGCGTGGGCAACGTGCGTGGTTTTCAAGCGCTCCACAAACTTTGCATCGTCGAGGTCGTCCATGCCGTTGCAGTTAGACAGCACCCAATAAATCAGGTTGCCCTCATCCACATTGTTAACCATGTTCGAGGATGCCAGATCCAGCGCGTCAATGGTGTTGCGCTTGCCGACGATTTCGGAGAGACACCGCTTGTTGTTTTTCAGCGGGACGATGGGGAAACTCGGATAATTCCCGCCGTCGTAAATCTCTGTTTCGCCGACTTCCGCCTTGCGCTCGATCAGCTTATAGCTGCGCTTTGGCTGCATGACGGCCATATCCTCGCCGCTAGGCTGGAAATACTCGGTAAAGCCGTCGCTCTCATACAGCGTCGCTCTCATAGGCTTATCCTGTGCCACCTGCCAGAACCGGATACCGGCTTTCATCGCGCCGTCCTCTTCATCATAGAGGGGGACGAACTCAAGCAGGGAGAACACCCGAAGATGCGTCAGATCCCAAAAGCCGAAGGATACGCCTGCGATTTTCGCCGCCCGCGCCGCATCCATGACTTCCTGGTCAAAGTCCGGGCATAGCTTGTTCGGCGTTTCCTTCTCCGCAAAGGTTACGCCGTTGCCCAGCAGATATGAAACTTCCTGATCCACCGCCAGGCCGAAGAAACGGCTGGCCAGCTTATGGTTTGCCGTCCACATATCCGTGTGGGCACGGCCCTGCATATCGTAGATGATCTTTTCATAGCGGTTAATGGTCGGATTCAGGCCATTGTAATATTCCTCAGCATCCGCCGCCGTCTTGTATGCGTGTGAGCTTCGATGCTCGTTGATTGCTCCGCGAATAAACCCAATCCGCGCCTGGTCACTTTCTCCGACCGCAACAAGGTCATTGTAAGTTTTGATAGCCTCTCACTCCTATCTGCTCCAAATGGGGACATAATCGCGCTTATACGCCTTATTTTTCAAAATCGTATAGGCAAAATAGCGCGTTTCGTCCATTGCGTGGTCGTTTTCCTTGATTGGCCTGTCATCGGCGGATTTTTCGTCCCACCGATACAGCCCAAACTCGCGGATGCAGTCTTTGCAACCTCGGTGTATCTTGATTACGCCGTCCTGCAAAAACCGCGCCGTAGTCATAATGCCGTTGTTTACGTCGTTGTTGGCCTTTCGCACCATATAGCCCCGCCGCCGCAAAACCTCGATAAACGAGGCTGCAGACGGGTCAACGATAATGCTTTTGACGTCCGCCTCGCCGATAAGCTTTTTAATTTCGTCGGCGTATTCCTCGTCCGTCTTGTTCTTCTGGTTCTCGCGCCCGGAATAGTAATACTCGCGGATGCGCGTGGCCGCCTTGCCGTCCCAGCACCAAAGTCCTGCAGAAAACGGGTTAAGTGTGCCATAGTCGCAGGACACATAGTATTCGCCCTTTTCCGGCAGCTCGTCCACAATGCAGCTCTCGTCAAACATGGGATAGATCAGCCCCTCGGCCACAACCCACAAGCCGCGAATGTATCGGTCGTAGAACACGCCGGAAAACATTGCCTGATAGCGTTCCAGCGTCTTTTGAGATAAGCCGGGGTTGTCCGTCATTTCAAAATGCAGATACAGCGCGTTCCGCTCTCGGTTTCGCTTGATCCACTCTGTATAAAACCAATGCTGTGGACTTCCCGGGTTGCAGGAAAACCACAGCTTTGCACCATCTACCGAGCAGCGGGTCAATGCCTGTTCCACAAACGAGCGCGGCATCAGCACCACTTCGTCCAGCAGCACCCCCGCCAGCGTGCGGCCCTGGATCAGCGTATAGCTTGCCTCGTCCTTGCCGCCGAACACTTCAAAGTAATTCGTTACGGCACCGCGCCGGACTTCCATCACCTTGTCACCGCGCCTCCATCGAATGATATAGCGCTCCTTTGCCAAACTCATCGCCGTGAACGGCACGATGATGTTCTTGGTGCAGCTGTCCACCGTGCGTCCACACACGCCGAAGCGCTGACCGCTGAAATTCTCCATCGCCCAGCGGACGAACGCCCACATCATGATAGAGGTCTTGCCAGAACGCACAGCTCCGTCGCAGATCAAGGCATCATAGCAACTGTATGGAAATGCGAGGATTTTTTTCTGCTTGTGGCTAATCATGGTCTGTCCGGATATTTCTGCTTAATCACAGAATGGCTTTTAATCTCCGCGTCAATTTCGAAGATGTCACTATAAATATCGTCATCTTCGTTATCACATAATGTCAACGCCTGTTTTGCCGTCCCTTGTTTTTCAACCTCAATCCACCAACCGCCTAAGTCCTTTTTGGGATAGCCAATACGGATAATCGTCCCATCAAAAAAACGGATACGAACATCATGGTCAAAACAGTCGATTTCGTCTTCTTTATAAACGCTACCGTAAATTTCCACAAGGTCATCGCTGCAACCGTAAATCTTAATCATCGCTCTCAAGCTCCTTTGCCATTTCACGCAGGCTCACACTCAATGCGTCATCCTGCGTGTTGTCAGTCGGTAAACCCAGCTCCACAATATCGCGCTGCCCAAGGTACTGTTTCCCCAGCCAAATCGCCATGCTTGCGTTCTTTGCCGCAAGCTGCCACTGGCTCCGACGCAGTGAAATTTTCCCCGCTCCTCGCTTTTGCGCAAAAACTTCCGAAAAACTTCTCTTATAGGTTCGTTTGCACCATGTTTCCAATGTGTCCGAGCATACATCAAACCAGCCGCAGATTTCCTCAAGCGTGCATTGCAGGCCGCAGAGGTTCTCGAACTGCTTCTGATCTATTTCCTTTCTTGGCCTTGCCATACGCGCCCTCCTTTCTCGCAGTCAGCTTTCTCGCCGCCAGAGCGCGGCAGTGACCGATTATGATCACACCGTCACGGTCAATCACAATCGGCTGCACAAATCCGTATTGCTTGATGCTCTCCGCAACATTGTTGATTTGCCTCTTATCATGCTTTTTGCGTTTGCGGCATACGGCACAATATCTGCAAGCCGCCGTTTTGTGATTTCCATGCTTTCCTCCTGTTTTGCTACCAGCCCCCACCCCTTGGCCTTACATAGCAGACTTTACCCGCCCTAACGGGCATACACATCTTGCGTGTCCGGCTCTCCCCGAGCCAAACATGGTACGCAAGATCTTTTTTATCGGCTCCCGGCTGCGCTGCGTCCTCCTACCAGCCATCAGGAACTTGGCAATTATACCAGCCGCCTGATACTTAGCTTTTTACGCTTCCTCGCCCGCTGGCCGGGATGGTACGGCATTGCAGTCCTGCCCTGCTTTAGCGCTTCGGGAAACATTCTCCTCCGTCACTCGCTGTGGCCTCCCCTTACGGGGCACCTATGCCGCATATTGGCCGTCTTCCCGCTTAGATTGTCACACGCTCATGCCCGCTTGAGGCCCCGCAAGCATCTCAAGCGCCGCTGTTCGGTCATGGCAAGGAGGACGCATCCTCACGCGCAGTTTTCAGCGAGCATTGTCATTTTCATGTGAGCCATGACGACAACGGTCTCACAGTGTCCGGGTGCTACCCGGCCTCTTGTGCAGGCGACAGGATTCGAACCTGCGAACCCGAAATTTTACTATCGGAGTTGATTCCTCCCAGCTTCCGCCCGCATATATTTGTGCCGTGTGGGAGGTGCGACCTCCCGCCCCTGATCGCGGGGTGCAACGAGCGCACGGCATATAACAACAGCCCGTAGGTTTCCCTACAGGCTGTTTGTGCCGGTATGACCTTTCGGTGCCAAAAGGTGCGCCCAATACCGGCGGCGCATAAGATGGAGGAAACGGGTTGAGTGGAAAGACGGGTGGATGACTATGCCTTATCATCCACTGTACCTATTGTAGCACATCATTAGGTGGAATTTGGCTCATCTTTTCCTGCGAAACCACAATATGTAGCAATGTCGAACAGGAATCTTTCTTTTCTCCGGCGGAATGTTGCTTCGCTTATCCCCGGAACAACAATCTTGTTGCGGGAATACTTGTGCTTGCCCTGACAGTTGCGCATGATCCCCTGTGTAAGCTGTTTGCGGATGCTCTCACTCTCCAAATCCCGCCCACATCGATCTATGGCGTATTCCACTGCCCGCATTTTCTTGGTTTCCGGCCAGTTTTCTATGGCGGCAAGCTGCTCCGCCTTGCTTTCGGACGGCCTACCAATGCCTGGAGAGTGGGGCATTCCCTCCGTTGCACTGCTTCCGCCGCTCAGTATCTCGCTCCGTTCATCGTTGTATGCCTGTACTCTCCGTGGATAACCTCTGACATAGGCGATGCACTCAAGCCGCACATCATACGGCAGTGTTTGTTTTCTGCTCATGCCCGCCTCCTCACTCTGCGTTGTTGATTAGTTTGTAGTCGCTCCGCAGAGCGTCCGCAATGTCTTTCTTGGTCACATAGCCGCTGTTCTTTGCATTCACCAGCTTCACAAGGCACTTTTGCAGATACTCAATGCTCATGGTATCGTGACTGTCCGGCGTTTCCTCCAGCACATGGAATCCAAACTTTGTAAGCAGCACTTCGGATACCAAATCCATATTCTGCTTTGTCCCTATCAGCTTTCCCTGCTGGTACGCTTTCATGGGGTTGTTGGGCAGGGTTTTGCCGTCAATTCTCATTTCCGTCCCTCCTTGATCTTGTCCATCAGAAGCAGCCGCACAGCTTGGCAGAGTGCATATACAAGGCTATTCTGCCAAATGCTCCGTCGCTCCTTAATGCGGCACATACCGTTCTCGATTTCCTCCAAGGCTTCCAGCATTGCGTCTTTATTCGCCATCGGCTGCCCTCCACGGAGTGTCCACGCATTCAGGATGGACAATCTCCATCTCGATCGCCCACAGTAGGTTCCACGCCGCAGCTACAAGGTGCGGCTCATCTACATAGCCCGCCAAATATTTTGCTGCGTGGCGAATGGCGGAATCTAACAGACTGTGGGTTGGGATTCCTTTATCGACATTATGCTCCCCGTATTTCAAAGCACCCGCCTCGCAGTGCTTCGACACTTCCATGATAGCCAACCAAGGGAGCAAATCCATCCGTCCCTTGCCCGTGTGCATATCCCGGAGTGCTCCGCTTGGAAACTTTGTTCTTTCTCCGCTGTCTTTAATCATAGTCCTTCCCTTCTCCGTAGCTGCAAAAGTCATCGTCCTTTACTGTGACATCGTACTCGCTCAGCTCATACCAATAGCCTTCGCAGGAACGTCCATTTCCATCTTTGCAACTGTACTTGCAGTCCTTGCACCGCACCACCGGCACAGCGTCAACGGTGGGGGCAATATATTTCGCTATGTGGGAGGCCTCCGTAAACCCCTCTGCTAAATTGTCAAGGTGCTTTTCCCCTTCCCATATCAGTTTCATCGTTTGTTTATATTCGGCATCTAACAGTTTTGGGAGCGCATCCGCATCAATCAGCCGCATCGCCGTCACCTCCGTCCATCTTTGCCCCGCAGTTGGGGCAGTAGTTGTAGGCACCATCAATAGACGGGTCAAGAGACCACCACCCACAAAACGAACACCTAAGCTGACTGAGCGTGTTAAGCGTTTGCTGGATGTATTCCCACCGCCCGTGCACCACCGGGGCAGCGTAGTTGCGCAGTCGTTCTAACGCTCTTTCGCAAGTCGGGCACAACTCGCACTGCTCCATTGTAGCAAACCACTTTCCACACGCCTTACAATCAGGCATCGTTGTCACCTCCGTTCTCAATCGCCACAAGCAGTTTGGCAACTCTCCCGTCTTTTAACGTCCACTCATAGCCGCCAGAGGACTTGTCACCGTGCAGACCACCAAGACATTCCTGTATTAAATAGTCGCGCACAGCACATAAGGCTTCATCGGTGCACTCCGTTTTGTTCTGCCATAGGTTCTTGTTCTTACTGTTTAGTGTACCCGCGTAAATCCCAAATGCGCCGCATCCAACATGATATTCAGCCATTATTCATCGCCTCCAATGCTTTCTCCGCCTCCTCGCTTACCGCAGTAATTCTCCCATGTTTCACCAGATCACAGAACACATTGTAACCCATGTGAAACACAATTCCGCAACTGCTGCAATAGCGAATTGCAAGATCTACATCCTTCATAAGTCGCGGGCTGTCGATGTTTTCCTCGCATAGCAAAGTGCGCCCCCTGGTAAATGGCAGCACTACCAGCCGACCGTCAGCCTGTGCCCTTAGCAATGGGTCAGCTACCTTGTGGTACTCATCCAATGTTTGCTGCATTGCCGTGATTTCCTCCGGTTCCAGCCACGTGTCCTCGTAGGCGGCGAGGCGTTCAACCAGACAGTCAAACGATGGGCAATCTATGCAATCCATGTCCACATTGCAATTACCAGAACACTTCATGTAATGGTCGGTGCCAAGATAGTGTTTTTCCGTCAGTCGTTCCATCACTCCACCTCCTGCATCCAGAACTCGCGGCGGCAATCGGCACAGGACCCATAAGGACTTGCGCATCCCCCGTACGCATTCCTGTATCCGAAAGAGAAAAACACGGGACACGCACTCAAAGTTCCCCCGTCGAAAACCAGCGCCTCCGGGTACTGCTCCAGAAACACGCTTTTCCGTGTCTTACGCGGATGTGCAGCAGCCCATTCCTCTACTTCTTTTACAACGTCCTCGGCCGGTATTCCCTCAGCCAAAGTAGGCAAATGTTTCCCAGTAACCTTATACATTCTTCTGTGCTCTTCAATAAACTTCACAGCGTCCATATTGTCGGCCCTCCTATCTCATATGTCGTTTTCCGTCCTTTGCGTATCTGGCGCTCTGCCGCACATGGCGCTCCCGGGCTGCGGTGTTGGACCGATCCACCCAGGGTTTTTCCTCCAGCCGCTGGGCCTCATACGCCCGGAACGCCTCGCAGCTCTTCCGGCAGGCCCTGCATGGGAGCCTGTCCGGGCAATCTTTTACGCAGGGGCTTTTCACTCCTACCACATCCTTTCTTGCGCCGTATGTTCCGCAAACCGCTGTTCTTGCAGTTGGAAATATGTCGGTTCGATCTCGCACCCCACAAACTCAAAGCCGAGGTTGTAGGCCGCTATCCTGCTGCTTCCACTGCCCAAGTGTGTATCCAGTATGCGCCAGCCTTCTTTGGCGTACTTCATCAGTAACCACTCGTACAATGCCACGGGCTTTTGCGTTGGATGAATTCTTTGCCCCTTTTCTTGCAACGGCGAGTAATAAAAAGTTCTCGCAGATGTATCGAAAGAAGTCCATGCAAATTCGCAAGATGCAAAAGAAATATCTTCCGGCTGCTTTTTGTCCCAAATAACAAATCCCCTACAAGGCGGAAGATCGTAATAATTTCCCCCCCATATTATTTGGTTTTTGCTGCATCTTTTTAATTCGCTAAAATACACATCACCTGGAGTCGCATCGTCCCATCTTGTTTCAGTGGCATTGTATTTTTTCAATCGGCCACTATCATGAATGCTAATTCCATACGGTGGGTCAACAATGGCAAGATCAAATGCTTTATCCGGTAGCGCCTGCATATACTCCATGCAGTCTACGTTCAGCGCGATTTGATTCATTCGCTCCACCTCACGATCTTTTCCTGGACACCCCACTGCAGGGCGTCCTCGTGGCTATCAAAGTACAGGTCAATGCGGTTTCCGCTGATTGCTCCTCCCACATCCTGCGCTATGTAGATATGCCCATCAATCTCAACCTCCGTACCCATCGGGATAACATCCGGGTCCGTTGCGATGGTCACGCCCTGTGTGGCTTTCGCTCCTGTGGCTGTATAGCCGTTTGAATACGCTCCACAGCATTTTTCGCATGGGCAGTATGCTGTCACGGTCATGGTGCTTTCGTTCGTGTAGGCGGCTTCCTGCGGCGTTTCTTGGCGGATTACTTCCGCCACCGGCGGGGAAACGGGTTCTTGCTCCTCCACATATTCCGCTTCTGCGGCAAGTAGCTCCACCCACAATATCCCGGCGGCAAACAGCAGACCAAGGGCCGCACCTCCGGCAACTGTAAATATGCTCTTTCTGCTCATTTTCTTCCTCTCCCGTATACCATCCATTGCATAGATACCCCAAGCGCATCACAGATATGTGCCAGCACCCACACCGATGCGGTGCTGTGTCCACACTCAATATAGCTGATTGTCGATGGTGCTACACCAGATTCCAAAGCCAAATCATTCTGCGACATAAGTTCCTTCTCCCTCGCCTCCCGCAGGCGCTTCCCCATACCCGCAAAATCTGCCGTCATGTGTATCCTCCTTTCTATCATCAGGATCGTACTTTGGGCAACTTACCACCAAAAACGATGTGTATTTTTCGTTTTTGGTCGGAATTGCATTCCATCCCTTTACCGGCTCAAAGCGTATAGGCCAGCCCTTTTTTGTGTAGTCTACTTCTGTCCATGAGCATTTTCCATACGCTTTTCTACAAGTCCAGCAAAGCGTTTTCCCTCCAGTGGTAATATGCTCCTTCACAAGTTTTCTCCTCCTCTCACCACTCAACCGTGACTTCACATTCATTCGGCATAAGCAGGCGTAGATTTTGCAAAACGCTTTCCCGGTCTCCCCGGATAGTGAGCCGTGCGTGCAGCAGCTCTGCACCCCTTGCGGGTGGGGCAATTTCGTCGGTCTGCTTCTCCGGCGTTTCTGCTGCCGTCACTTCGGCTGTGTGCCACTCCGATAGTTTCTTTTGCCACAAGTCAAGGTTCCGACCACCTCGCACAAACGGCACGCCCAGCTTTTCTCCATATTCTCTGATGGTGGCGCTGCAACAGCCCATCTCGTCTGCAAGGTATGTAGCTGCCGCTCCACAACTCTGCATATTCCGCAGGTATTCTCGCTACAGATCGTCCGGCATTCCCTTGAATTCATCCAACGGCATAGGCCGCGTGATGTTGTAAGTTTTCACCGCTCCGTTCATCTCCTTTTTCTGCGCCGCAGTGAGATAGTCACTGGGCAATCTGCATTTCCCACGCTTACGGTTTACATGGGCAAACGCACCTCTTGCAACACGCTTTTTCTGCACGATGTCATAGTCAAAATCATTCATAGGCGGTTATGCTCACCTCCGTCCGTGGGGTCTCCTTGTCGTACAGCACCCGGCTTTCGTCATGAATGACGATAATGCCGCAGTGATCGTCCAGCAGCACACGCGCCTTGACCATCACATCGTCAACAGCTTCCAGCAGATTGGTTAAATCCACTCGCCGCTTGGTGGGCATATAAAACAGGCATTTAACCTCCACTGGATAATCGATCGGCTCATGCACACCAGCCTTTTTGCAGTACCACACAGCTTTTGCCTCGTAGTCGATGTACTTCTGCGACGGCATGATAAACGATTTCCCTGTCTTGCTGCTGTGCATAATGCGCTGGCTGTTTTTCTTCGTCACAGGTGGCAGGGGTATGGTAAAGTGCAGTTCAGCCATTTCCGTCTCCCATCTCCATCTGCCCGTCAACCTGCATGGCCTTTTCAAGGCGTCGGTATGTCCCCAGCTCGTCCAATGCCCGCTTGCGGTACATGGAAAGTAAGGCTTGCTTTTCTTCCTCCGTTTCCGCCAGCTTGTAGCCGCCGTCTTTCATGGCAACGATAGGCACCCCCTGCCGCCGCTGGGCTCGGATCATTCGCCGGTTCTCTCTGTCCGGCATACCGGTCAGCGTCTCCAGGTTCTCCCGGGTGTATGTGATGCCGGGAATCATGCGTAATGTGGTCATGTCATTCCTCCCCAAATCTCAGTTTCGTCACGGCGATAGGGAATTCCTCGATCTCACTTGCCCAGCGTGCAGTTCCCTTGCCGTTGTGCCGCTCAAACACCAGCGGAAAGCCGCCGATACCGTCAAACAGGCTACCCATCGTAACAGGGCGAAGATATTGCGCACTGATACGCTTTGCCAGGAAATCCCAGAAGGGCAGAGCGATGGAGTTACCCAGTGCCTTGTAGCGAGGGCTGTCGCTTGGTTTGCGCAGCTTGCCCTTGCTGTCCATCCACTCGTCAATGTCTGTCCAGCCGTCCGGGTAGCCCTGCAGCCGTTCGCACTCCATCGGGGTAAGGCGTCGCACAATCATGCCCGTTCTCACGGTGTTCTGCAAATTGTAGCTGATTCCGCCGTTTGATTTTGCCTGCAAAGTCCCGTTTGTTTCGCCGCCTTCACGGAAGTTCCGGCAGTCAACGGCACACACAAGGTCTGTCGCAGATTTCCCCTGCCGAGCGCTCTGTGTACTTGCGACATCACTTTCCACCAGGGCGTCTGAACGCCCGAACGCAAACGTCAGCGGCACTTGATTGCCGCCTGTTCCCATTCGAGCCTGCAACGCCGGAACCTGCTCCCCGCACTCGCGGATGACATCACAGGCGTGTGTCATGTCCAGCGCCACCACTGCCGGGGTTTGGTTCGTCCCGCTGGGTGCCGCCGCCAGCGTGGGCGACACTTCCTCGCCGTACCCGATGCCGCCCGCCTGTGCGCCCTGTCCGGCCTTAAACCCGGCACATAGCACAGATTCGCGGTTCAGCCCACTGTTTTCACGGGAACTGAGCGTAGGATAAACGCCGTCACCATCGTATACGCGCTGGCTCTGTGCATCCCAAGGTGTCATGCAGTCCTCGACTGCCGGATTAAAACCTCTTTCAGAAGCTTCGGCAAGTCTTTCCCGCGCCGTTCCGCTCTCCGCAGGATGCCTTGACACGCTTTTGCGCTCAAAGAGTATTTCTCCTGCGGTGTCACCTCCAAAATCTGCGACAACCGAGATACGACGGCGGCGTTGGGGGACTCCCCAGTGTTGCGCGTCATGCACTCGCCAAGCCACGCTCCATCGTCCTCCCATGCAGTCGTGGTAGCCCCCCCAGGTGTTCCAGCCTTTTTCAGGCACTTCAATATCGGGGGCTTCCGGTTCTGCGATGCGGATGATCTCTTCGAGGACTGCCGCGAAGTCTCGCCCTTTGTTGCTCGAGAATGCTCCGGGCACGTTTTCCCAGACCATAAACCGAGGTCTGACCATGTCACCTGTCCGTCCGCTCTTTCTGTCATGCTCTCTCATCTCCTTTACGATGCGGACCTGCTCCATGAACAATCCGCTCCTTGCACCGGCCAATCCGGCGCGTTTTCCCGCAATGCTCAAATCCTGGCACGGCGATCCGCCCGTGATAACATCCACGATTTCGATTTCTGCGCCGTTGATTTTCGTAATATCGCCGAGGCGCTTCATCTCCGTTCCTCCCGTTTTGTCATTGCAGCCTCCAATTCTGCTTTTTGCCGATGTTCAGCATATAATCCTTCGCCCTCTGGTTGATCCTGCTCCCGATTGCCTCGTCCCAGCTCAAAATGCGGTCAATGGTCAGTTCAGTGGAGATAATCGTGATTGCATCCGGGTTGATATACCTGGCATTCAGCAGGTCAAAGGCGATGTTTTTGTCGGCATCCGTTACGCTCCCCTTGAGAAAATCGTCGATATACAGCGCACGGACGGTTTTCAGCGGCTGCATGGCTTCGGCGTATGCTTCGGCATCGTTGGTCTTTGCCTTGATTGCCGGAATATCTCCCCGCCATTGCACATACCGCACTGGGATTCCTCCGTCCATCAGCTTGGCGCAAATCGCCGTACACAGGTGTGTTTTCCCAGTGCCGGGAGAGCCGCCGATGAAAAACCACTTGCCTTTCCAGTCGGTCAAATACTTCTCCGCCGCCTGCTTTGCGGCCTGTTGCCAATACTCCCGCGTTTGGAATGTCCCGAATGTGCAACTGTCCAGCAGACCGGCCAGCCCAGAACGCTCCATGCGCATCCTGCTTCGGCGGATGATCTCGCATTTGCAGGTTCTGCTCACCAGCTCTCCGCTTTCCGTGCGCCGGACGGTGTAGCCAAGCCCGCCGCAAATGTCACAGCCATGTCCCGACATGGTATTCTTGCTTTGTTGGCTGTTCACCGGCTTCCTCCTTTCTGCGCTGCTCCCAGGTTCTGACGGCGGCCTGCCAGTCCTTCATGCGGTTTTTGCCCACCATCCATCCCTTGCTGGCGTAGAAATCTACGAACTGCTGTGCGTCAACCGCAGACCCCCGTTCGGAGATATAAGCCTGAACTTCGGCCAAAGAAGGCGGAGAGAAGCGCGCCTCGCGCGCATTATTCTCGCTTCTCGATTCTCGTATATCGATTCCCGATTCTCGATTCTCGAATACGGGAACATCTGCATTCATTTGTTTGCAAATGATTTCATCTGCTTGCGTAGGCTCTACAGGCTCAGGATATTTGCTTTCCTTTGCTCTCTGGTTCTGATACTTACCCCATGTTGGTAGGTAGAGGAAGCGCTTGCCCTGTGAAGTATAAAGGGCAACCAATCCAGCACTCGCCAGTCCATGAAGGGCGTTTTCTACAGTTTTCAGAGTAAGATTTTCTTTCAAAGGGAATAGCCTGTTTTTGATAATCGCGGCCCGTCCGTCATAGCGTCCGAAATCATCGCAAGAAACAATCAGCCGATAGAACAAGACCTCCTCGAACCACGAAAGCCCATCTATGCTGTCGCTGGTGCAGATGCTCTCGCGTATGATTCTGTTCGGCATCGGCGCACCGCCTTAAAACGGCAAATCGCCGTCGTCCTCGGAAATCTCCTCGAATGTCTGTGCGGGCTTCTGTGGTGCGCTGTCCTTGCTGCCGCTGAAATGTACCCGGTCCGCCGTCAGCTCCACCACCGTGCGCTTGTTGCCGCTGTTATCCTCGTATTCCCGGCTGGAAAGTTTGCCCTCCACGACGATCTCCTTGCCCTTAGCAAAGTGCTTGCAAATCATCTCTGCCGTGCTCTGCCATGCCACGCAGGAGAGAAACAGCTTCGTTTCTCTGTCCTTTACCTTCTCGCTCCATGCCACACGGAAACTGCACACCGCTGTTCCGCTGTTGGTGCGGCGCAATTCGGGGTCAGAGCAAAGCCGCCCCTGCAAAATCGTTCTGTTTACCATCGTTTTCCTCCTTACAAATAGCTTTTTCCAAATTCACGGCGGAAGTCATCTTCCGTCCATCTCTGTTCCTGCATGGCCTTTAACTGGCCGTATCGGCGAAGCAGACGCATTTGATTCCCGTTTCGGTGTACAGCGTTTCCACCGTTCCTGTGGCATCGTTCGCCGCAGAGATACACCACAAGGCCGTATTTCTCGCTCTTGTTTCGGTACGCACCGCCGAAGATATGGTGCCGCTCCAGCGGGTCACTTGCGCCATTTCTGCCGCACAGGAAACACCGTCTTTCATCAGTCACCTTTATCACCTCCCAGCGGCTGAGCTTCGCCCCAGCGGGATTTTAGCGCATCCAACTCCTGCGGTGTCATAGTCTCGATTCCAGCTTCTCGGCAATCGGCAACGATCTGGTCAATCAGCCGTGACATCTGCTCTGTGTCGTAGGTGCTTGAGCCGTACCAAACCGCCACGTTCACGCAGCCAGGAATTTTGCTTGGTCCTTGTTCCGCCATCCAGCCGGTTCCTTTCGCCTCCCATCTGCGGCAGAACTCGTCCGCCGCCTTTGATACCATGCACACGACATCGCTCACACCACCGATGATCCTGATTTCTTCCCGGTACACATCATTCCTCGGAATCCCATAGTGTGCCGCCAGTTTATCCAGTAAAACCCACGCATAAGCGTTTGCGTCAAGGCTCCTGCCCTTGCGCTTGATCTGCACCACATACTGCTTGTCCGGCTTCATCTCGTCACAGATGGTCATTGCAGAGGCGGGGGACTGTACCCGGAGGCACAGCCACGCCCCATCGCTGTCCTGCTGCCACCGTGCGGCGGTCACATCAGCCTGCAACATTGCCCTGCTCCTTCTTCGCGGCCTTCATGCAGTCGGCGCACATCTGCGCTCCGTAGCGGCCCTTGGAGTACTTAACCATGTCCTTTACCGTCCACATTTCGCCGTTGCGCTTCTTGACGGACACAATGTCAGCTCCACATCGCTCACACACCGGAGCGGCGTTCCGCTCCTTCTCGTCCAGCTCGGCGGAGGAAATTTTGTCCGGGTCCTCGCCGGTGGGAAGCGCAAAGGTCCGCAGCCACATATACTTAAACGCATAGGTCATGGCCTTGCCGCTGCCCTTGTCTTGTGTGTCTGCGCCATCTCCGCAGGATGCAATCTCGATGTATTCCTCCGGGTTTTCCACGTTGACCATGCGGTAGATGACATCCACGTGGGTAATGTTCCCAGTTCTCCCGGCTGTCTGTGCGATGGGGTATACAACCAGTTTGTGTTTCAGCAGTTCCGCACGCATGATGGAGGTTACTTTCTCCTCGCTCAGTGCCTTGTATTTGGTGCTGCCAAACTCTACATGATCGTCCTTTGCCAAATACTGGACATCCTGCATGATTGCAGCGATTTTCTCGTAGATATTCATCATTCGGTTTTCTCCTCATCAACAACTTGTAGCGGGCAATATGCCCCGACGATTCGTGTGTCCAGCAAATACTCCCCCGTGCGGCGGCATTGATTTCGCGAATACGTCTCCAAAAGTGGGCAGAGGTTACAGCACATTTTCCCCTCTGGGAATGGGATTTCCACTGTAGCTTTTATGTACCGGAGGACGCCGTTTATCATCCCAAGCCCCCCTTATGCAAAAACTCCGAGAGATACTCACCCTCCGTCAGCTCGGAAATATAATCAAGCTGCACATCGGAGAACTTCCGTATAGCCAGCTTGAAATTTCCGATTGTTTCCAGCTCGCACTTGTGGCACATAGCAGACTTCATCGGCTTCCAGCCGTGGCAAACCGGGCATTCATCCGCTTCTCCGGGGATAATCTCCTCTCCGCACTCTGGGCAGACATAAATTATGCTGTTTCCGCACTCATCGGACTTTTCCTCGATGTAATCCAACGACTGGAACGCCGCCCCACAATAATCACACAAATACATTACTAAGCCTCCATGATCTCGCCGTTCACCAGTTTGTACCATGTGTCCGCCTTGACGGTATCGCCGTCCACCTTTGCAATTTTGACATCAATGATGTTGCCATCATCGTCACGCTCAGAAACGACAATCCAGTTGCCCACAGTGCCTCTTGCAAGGCTATCTTCGCCCCATGCCACAGCAAGGCACTGTTCGCCCAATGCGGTCGCTCTCCCAGCGAAGCCGGTTACGACAGCCGTGCCACTCCAACCGGATGCGGCGGCGTTGCCCCTCTCACCCGATGCGGCGGCGTTGCCCCTCTCACCCGATGCGGCGGCGTTGCCCAGATTACCGGATGCGGCGGCGTTGCCCCTCTCACCCGATGCGGCGGCGTTGCCCCTCTCACCCGATGCGGCGGCGTT